TGTAAAGTACATCGATGTAGGCGAATAAGGCGTATTTTCTAAACGCTGTTTTTTTCCAATTTGTGCAAGAAGTCCAGCATTGGCAAATTTGCCAAAAGCGCTAGTAAGAAAACCGCCCACTTTAGTGGACTCAAATTTATCAAATAAAGTCGCTGCACCTAAAATAGCATCGGCCGTACTTTGAGCAAATTTTTCCATTTCAGCTGTTGCCTTAGTAATACCATCGGCATCGCCTAATAATGCGATGCTGTCTAGTAAGCCTTTACCAATAATCTCTTTAACATTGGCCGATGAAACGGCTAATGCATCCATCTGGCCTGCGTAAGTCTTGGTTGCAGCTAGCGCCTGGCCTTTAAATTTTGCTGTTAGCGCCGCGGTGATTTTCTCCATGTCACCTGATGCCAATAAAGTTTTATCTAAACCTGCGCCAAGCCGACTCAATGCTGTGGTTTGACCGCCGTATGCTTTTGCCAGGGCTTTTGATACTTGCTCAACTGAACTAGACGTGCCTTTTGAGACGTTAAGCGCTAGCTCTAGTCCCTTTTGGGCTGTAGTAAGTGACCCGGTGGCGTTAAGCAAGGTCTGAAAGGCTGGCCTAAGTTCGTCATCGAGTACCTTGTAAGTATCCTGGAGCCTGGCTATGAAGCCTTCGGTGGCTATTGTGGCGAAGCCGTTGCCAGTATTTTTAAGTGCTATCTCTAGCGACTTGGCTGCCTTCTCATCGGCTGCAAATGCCTTAACGGATGCCTTGCCAAATTGGTAGATTTTCTGCGCTGCGAATAAGGTAATGAAAGATTTTGCTAGCTTGTTAGTAGTTTTCTGGAATTGTGTTAGCTGCTTCTCGCCTTTGACTAAGGCTGATCCGTTCCACTTGGCAATAGCCGCGACTACGATATTTGCCATTATGCCACCGACCCATACTTACCCATAGCGCTGTTAGCATTAAATCGTTCTACGGCTGAATTTAAAGCCAAGTTTACAGCTTGTGCAGCTCTGCCGTTATCCTCATCCCATGCTCGATAAATCAAGCGGCCGCGCTGGTCTGTGTTGCCAAATCTAGGGTCAGACGTGCCACGTGTGCCATATAGCGGCCCTAGTGGCTCTAAGAATTGGGCGCGAGCATTTGGGTTAAGACTGCGCGATGCTTTACGAGATGCTGCTAGACGGCCAGATGTTTCATAAATTGCACCACTTGCAGATGTGTTAGCGATGTAATGAGTAACCTGAAACCTGCGCCTAAATTTCGCGCCTGCTACTTGGCCAGAATTGTTAGCACCCTGACGGTAAATAATGCCTGCCGTAACTTCGGCTTGATCGTATTTGGGAAAGGCTCGGTATGTAGCCGTGGCTTCAGATGCAGATGAGCCAGCCCATCCGCTAAGCATTTGACTATTGGCAGGTGCATAGGCTTGAGCCTTATCGCGTATTGGCATCATCGCGCCTTTTATTTGCATATTCATTTGCTTGGCTAGATCAGGGTCAAACTTACGCATCGCTTTAAGAGTGGCCTGTACGCCTGTGACGTTTACTGGCATTGGCTCGCTCCTTCGCTCGATCTCCTAATACTTGCAGTACTGCCTTAAACATAACCTCATCCATCGCCAGGACTTGATCGGGGCTAATTTTCAACTCGATAGCCAGACTAGCTACCAAATATGTAAAACTGCCCCGATCTATCCTTTTGGGCTTTCATCCTCAATTACCTCTACTGAGATAAGTGAGTTTAGAAAATCATCCCCAAATGGCGGGATCACTTCGGTACGCATTAGTGCATTGTGAGCCAGCCAGTACAGGTCGCTATTCTTTTCGTGCTCGCGTAGCTGCTTGTATAGGCCTTGCCCTGCGTACTTTTCAAACGCGACTTCAACCACCGGGGTAATGCTTACGATGCTTTCCCCAGTAGCCCTTACGATTTTTAGTCGTGCCATTTTCTGCCCCTTAGTTAATTAGAACGGTGTTGTAGTTGAATAAGCAACTGCAGATGTGCATGTGAAAGTCATAGATGAGCGTGCAAAATCCTCTGGCCCACCTGTACCTACAGGGGTCAAGTTATTGACCAAGATAGATACTGTGTAAGTTGGATTTGTAGCGCTAACAGCTGTTCCCTTTACAGGTATAACTATTGCAGTAACGCTTGTGCCGTATGCGGCTTGCAAGGTTGCCTGAACTTTTGCTGCTGCCCAGTCATTAAGAAAATCAACGGTTAGCGTTGATGCTTCTAGACCCTTGCTAAATTGGTGCGCAGTTGCGCCCATCGCTGTGGTCTCAACTTCGTCAAATGTCTGCGTAAGAGTAATGCTCGTTACGTATTCGCTAAGGTCAACGGTGGCAATTTTCAGGCCAACGTTATTATCGAGATATATCGCCACGTTTTATTCCTCATCCTTCTTAGTAGTTTTTCCTGGTATTGGCAGACCAAGTTTTTTTAATACTTCGATGTCTGCCTCGGTTATCTGTTGATCTGCCATTTTTAGCTCCAAGTGGTTAGTACGGTTATTGTCAGGTCTGCCATAAGCAGGCTCCCACTTTCAGCGTTTAGTACCGTAGGCGCTGAAATTTGGGTAACGCTAAATACGATCGCGCTATTTGCTAGCTTGTTAAATACGGCGATCATTGTGTCCTCAATGCCAGCCAAGTTGCCCTGGTTATCAAATGCTGGCACCGTCATAGTTATTTTAAAATTTGCTTGTGGCCTAATAGCAGCTTGGTTAAAGTGGCCGTTAGCAGGCACGATATAAGGATCGGCTGGCGATACGATAACGCTGTTAGCCATGATGGTCGCAGGCGGGTAACTGAAAGTTTGCCAGACTCCGGCATTTTCCAATGCGCTTGCAATAGTTCCCCGTAGGGTTGTAATGGCTACGGTCATGGTCAGCCGATCATCGATGCTGGCGATAAATACGGGGCTAAAATCCCACGGATTTTGCCGGTCATTGTATTCCCGAGCCTATAAGGTGATGCCCCCATATCGACCGATACGCCGCCTGTCTGGCTGACCTGGCGCGCTTGCCAAATATCTACTGCCAAAATCATCGCTGCCTCGCGCACGCTGGCTGTAGTGGCGTATGAAGCGGTCTTAGTGTCCTCGCCTGTAGCTGTGCCATAAGGCAGTACACGTCTAAAGTTTTGATCAGCCGCTGTCTTGGCGTACTGGATGAAGCTGTACCCTGCAGGGTTTTGGAAGTATTGCAGCTGTAAATTAAAGGCTGGCAATATGTTGCCTGTGCCTGTGCTAAATGGAATTGTGCCAGTAACGGTGTAAGTGCCGTTAAATGTTGAACCAGCCCCGGCGATCGTTACAGACTGTGAAGTAGTAAAGATGCCAGGGTTGGCCAGCATTACGGTAGCCACATTGTTTACCAATGCGGTTCCCACTACCGCGGCAGTATCAAACCATAGAAAACTATTAATTTGATCTTGTGCCGCTTGGCAGCATGTTTCTACATCGCTGTCTGAGTACAAACTGCCAATGCCTAAATTTGCACGTAACTCAGCGACCGTTACATACGTTGCAGGCATTGTGTACTCCTTTGTGAAAAGGTCGGTGGGGTCAAGGGCTTAGACCCCACCGACTGCTAGGGATTTAGTTCAGGTTAAACTTAACGATACCGTTAGGCATCTTGGCGATAGTTGCCATGTAACCATAAATGGCTACCTGTACCTGTAGGTTGCTTACCACGTTTACAGACATGTAAGCCTGTGGTGACTGGTAAACGGTAAATGCTTCAGGTGCAAGAATTACAGCTGAGTCATCGATGGTTGTAGTGGCTGAGAAGTTCTTATCGACATATAGATCGAGTCCGAGTACGTTGCCGCGAATTGAACCAGGCTGTACGAGACCGCCCGCGTTCATTGGTTGGCTGGCCGAGTAAATTGGTCTCCCCGTACTATCGGTTGCGCCGAGCAAAATTTGCCATTGGCTAGGGTTGGCCACGTAGTTGCTTGCAAAATAACCAGTTGCGGTATAAACCTTGCGAGCTGAGTCAGATGCAAACTCGATGATACCGGCTGAGTCTGCATCGCATCCTGATGAGTACTGACCTGCAGAAATAAGTGCTGCTAGTACTGTGGTGTCAATAGTCTTTAGGTATGCGTTTTGTAGCTGGTTTGTCAATTCACTAAAGAAGTTGCCATCACCATATCCGCGCTCTAAAAGCTCGATGCTGATGGTATTCATACCTGAATACTTTGAAACTGTACCTGTAAGGTAGGCAGTTTCCATACCTGTGTTTTGTACTGCGCCTGCTTCGGCTTCAACTGTTACAACTGGTGCAACACCTGTACCGCCGCCTGCAGATGTAACCAATGAAGGCACGTTAATTGTCATACCGTTAGCAGGTAGTGTGCCACGGCTGCACGCATCAATGGCAGGGGTGCCAAAACGTGTGTTAGTAGGAAACTCTGAAAGGTACTGAGTTGGATTAAAACCAGGGTTTGTCGAGAAGCTGTCATCAGCTGCAGTTACGTATAGACGTGAGTCATCGTTACCTAGTGCTGCTTTGATCTTGTGCTCGGTGTATGCACCCATCGATGTGATAGGTGTGCGTACGCTCTGGCTGTTTAGTGCTGAAGGAAGGATAATTTTACGAGCTGCTTCTACTACTGGCGTAGCCGCTTCCTCTGCCTTATCCTCGCTTGGATTTTCGGGGGCTGTGGTCACAGCGGCCTCGCTTTCTGTTTCGGTCTCGGTTTCGGTTGTTGTGCTTTCGATATGTGTAACTGTGGTGCTTACTTTTGTAGATGTAGATGCTTCTACTTCTACTAATTCTGCTTGCGCAGAAATACTTTGCACGGCTGCCGACTGGAAGGCGGCCGACTCTACGAGACTTACCTCGCGTAGATTTGCAGCCGTGACCAAGAGGTAGCCGTCTTTTGGCTCTGAGGCTGTAACTTCAACCCCAACGGATAGGCCATCCATCAGCTGTTCTTGGGCTAGCAAAATTGCATCGCTACCGGCGGTGCTACGGCTCACAGAAAATGAAGCGTACATACCTTGATCGTCTGCGCTATACGTACGCATGCGCCCTACGACTTTTGAATTATCGTGAGACATAAGCAATTTAACCTTATTGGCATCTGCAATTTTAATACTGCCATTTTTAAATACAACCTTGCCTGCAG